GGCGATGAAACGACTGAAATAAGTATTTTTGGTCAGTCAGTTGAGGACGGTTCTGTTGATCCAAGCGGTTTAATCACTCTTGAAATAACTGGGTCTAGAATAATAAGCAACACTGCTGGAGCAGTTCGTCGATTTGTAGCTTTAAAGAATTATGATATAATAAATGGAATAAATTATGATTTTATTTGGTATCCACCGACTGGAACTGGAACTTTAAAAAATTATTATTTTACTGGGTATCGATTGGATATTGCTACAAGCACCAATTTTAATACAACTACTGTATTTACGACTGGCATAACAAAAGCTCAAAATACTACTGATAATCCTCGATTCGCTACTTATTATGGATATCCAGAATTAGAAAACATTGTTAATGTTTCTACAAAAGACTTTCCAACTTTAGCTTTAGAAACAGATTATTATGCAAGAATTTATACATATAGCACTAATAATACAGGTATAAGTATTTATGCTACTGGTATAGAGTCTATAAGTGAACAATTATCAGATGAGGTTATTAATGGAAATTCTGGCACTAATTTAAATATTAGATTTGATAAAAAAGCTTTGAATGTGTATGTTCAAAATGGTAATTATACTAATTTCAATTTAAATACAAAAATTCTAGAAGCCAATAATAATTCAAATAATTTAGTTTTCTATTCTGGAATTAATGTTTATTTTCCAAATCAATCGACTTTTTCTTCGTCTGACGAAAACAATTATGCTGTAAATCTTAATAATCAGATTTTACAAAATTTTAGTGGGGATGCAAATGGAACATTTATAAATTTATATGTTCCTTATAATTGTAGAATAGTTGGTAATATTGGAAAAGGTGGCGACATTATAACATCAGATTTATATGATTATAAAAATGTTTCAGATTATGTAATTAAGATTATTAATAATACAACTAACGAATATCAAAAAGAAAATCCAGTTCTTAGTGATTCAAAATCTGGCGGTAATGTTTTTAACTTCAATGCTAAAACTCAAGATGGTAAAACAGATTTCATTTATAACATATATTCAGAAAAAAATAGTTTTATAGCTGCTGGAGGTGGTGGTAATAAAGCTGGAATAGTTTATTTTAGTGGTCCTATTGCATATTACGGCGTTAGTTCAGACAATATTATAAAAGATGTTGCTTATCCTTTAAATGGAGGATATAACAAATTTGGACAAAATACTAAATATAATATATTTTATGGAGATGCTCAAGCAGCAAGGCAAAATAATACTGATAGATATCAAACTACATTAGCGGCAAGTATTTTTTCAAGTAATGCTGGTTATGGAGAAGATGGATCAGGTGGATACTATTTGAATACTATAAATATAGGAAGTAATGCTCCTAATAAAAGTAATGGTAATTTTTATCCGCCAACTCAAATTTTTGATGTGGCAAATCAATTTTATCCTAATTATAAAGATCCATTTAATGCTGCTTTTATTAGAATGCCAGGATCTTTATCTACAGCAGGAAATATAGTAAAAAAATATTCTAACTCTTCATTAAGATATTCTTTTTATAATGCTGATATCCCTTCTGATTATTTGTTTAGATTATCTAACGCTGATATCACTAATACTCCATCATGGACCGCTAAAAATATATATGCAAGCACAATTTTTACTTTAGATACGGTTTCTGGATCTGGTAGTATTACATACGCAAGTGATTTTAATTCTACAGGTTATAAAGCTTTAACATTCTCTAATGAGAAATTAGCTGGAACAATATCTTTAGCTTCAGAAACATGTAAAAATTTTGATTTATTTATTGTAGGTTGTTTTGGTGGCACTTTTACAACTCCAAAAGCTTTTAGCATGATAAATTGGTATGCAAATTCAGAAAATATTAGCACTAATCAAGTTAATTATAGAGATTTCTTACCAAATTTCTTCAATACATATTCAAAAGAGCCTAATGTATTTAACTTCTTTACTTCTTTATTGTATAACTATAAAATAGAAAATAGTGGTAATAATTTTTTCTTGTTCAATGCGAATGCGTCTAATTCTTATTATCAAATATCTAAGTGTTTAAATCCTTCTTTGTCAATTTATCCTTTTATTTTAAACATAAAAAGAAATGATACAACATATTCAATTTACATCAATGGAGAATTGCATACGTTTTATGATTTGAATTTTAATACACCACAGCAAAATAGAAATTTAACGAACTTTTTGTCTTCTATCTTAAATACGACTTTCAGATTAGAAAATAGTGATTCGTCAATGACTACAAGCTTTTTTGATATTTTATTATATAATAGAGTTTTATTTGATGATGAAAATAGAAAAGTAAATAATAGTCTATTACAAAGTTATATAAAACTTTTTACAGGTGAAACAGCAAATCAGTATTTAACTATTTCGAGCCAGATTAAAATGCCAAACGTTTTTAATTTAGCAGGAAAAATATCTTCAATTTAATGAATACTTTATTTAAACTTAATAATTATGTAATTATAGATTTGTTTGAAATTGAATTAGATGCAAATGAAGGGTATTTAAGATTTCATGGTTCTAAGAACTTCGACAAGAATTTATACTTTCAAGGTAAAGAATATATATTTATACCTTGCGAATTTTCGTCGTATGAAACAAATTCAGATGGAAGACAAAGCAGACCTAAATTACAAATAGGAAATATAAACAATTATTTTTCTAAAATAATGCAAGATCGAAACGATCTTATAGGAAAAAATTGTAATAGAAAAAAAATTCTTGCAAGAGATTTGGATGCTAAAAATTTTGAAAATGGAATTAATCCATATGGAATATCTAACTTTAATACTTATATTGCATTCGATAAATTTATTATAAATGCTAAGGTTGCTGAAAACTTAAATCTTGTTGAATTGGAGCTTGTTACAAAAATAGATATCCAAACATTATCTATCCCAGCTAGAAAAATAACAAATGATACTTGTTCTTGGAATTATAGATGTTATGGTTGCAATTATGGCAATAATAAGAATTATTCTGGTCCAACATTGCCTGTAACAGTAGGTGGTGGATTTAATAGTTATTTAGGAGTACCTGTTGCAGACGATAATGATAAAGTTTTTGTAAAAAAAGCTAATGATACTAATTCTGGAGATTTGTATAACCTACCTTATAATGGAAGTTATAATTTAACTTCTCTTACTTATAAAGGAGAATGGCTGTCAACAACATCGTATGTCGCTGGAGATTTTGTGTATTTAGATGCTATATCAGATACAAATTTAGAGAATAATGAGGCTATTTTAGTTTCACTTAATAAACCAAAAAATTATTTTGTATGTATTGAAAGCAATACCAATAAAAATCCTTTGAATAATACTGATGTTTGGAAACAAGATAAATGTTCTCGTACCTTGCGTGGTTGTATGTTAAGATTTGCAAATAATATATCATTAACAAAAGATAAACCATATTTACCATTTGGAGCATTCCCTGCTACATTTCCTTATAATAATGAAACTAAAACATGAAATATACAATGAATTGAAAAATTATTCAGATAAAAATCCAACAGAAGAGGTGTGTGGATTTATTGTTGAAAAAAATGATAAAGTTAGTTTTATTAAAGTTGATAATAAACATCCAGAAAAAGAGAAATATGCTTTAGTTTCACCTAAAGATTATTTATTTATAAAAAATAGCTATAAGATATTATACTATTTTCATAGTCATCCTATTGGTTCAGATTTTTCTGAAACAGATTTGTTTTATCAAAAATATCATAATTTAGATATGATTATATATGATGTTTCCAATAAAATATTTAAAGAAAAGAAGTGTAAAATACTATAATATATGGTCAATGTTAAATTACATGGCATTTTTGAAGAATATGTCAAAACAGAATGGAATTTAAATGTAAAAACCATTTCTGAGATTTTTGAAGCTATAGAAGCTAATTCTGGTAAATTGCTAGAAGCATTAGGTAATTTTCAAGAATATTTAACTCATTTTATCATATACGTCGATGATAAGCCAGTTCCTCATGAATATTTAAACTCTCCAATATTAAAAAAAGATTCGAAAGTTGAGATTGTTCCTATTATTCTCTCTGGAATTGAACCAATAAGTATTTTGATTGGATTATTATTGATAGCCATAGCTACAGGAATTCAAATGTTGGTAACTTCTTTAATGACTCCAAAAGCACCAAAAGATATAAAAAATAATTCTAGATTGTTTTCTGGATATGAAAATGTTACTAAAAGAAATGTTGCTATTCCAATTGGATATGGAAGGTTAAAAATTGGTAGTATCCTTATAGCTAATGATGTAAATTTAACAAATAAAATTAATAATAATTAATATATGGGCGCTACTGATTATAGACCAGTTAGGTTATTAGAAGACATGGAAAGAGAGAATTTAGGAGAATATTCTTCTACAATTGGATCTTCAACAGTAGTTCAACAAGGAAATTCTAATTCAGATCCTAACTTACAATCAAATAATTCTTTTGTTTCTACTAGTTCAGTTCCGACTAATACTGTTAATATATATATAGAAAATGAGTTAATTAATACTTTAACTTTAGCATCAGAATTTCCAGCGGCTAATGCAACTTTAGATACAGAATCTTTTTATAAAAGCAATGATTTATTATGTGAAGGCCCAATAGAAGGTCTTGTTGATCAAGATGGTAATACTCTTAATTATATAAATTTAGACTCTTCAGTTAAAGATAGGAGTTCTTCTTTAGCTTATGGTGTTTATTTTAATGATATATCAGTAAAAGATAAAAAAACTAATCTATTAAATCTTACTGCTGCAAATTTTACTTTATCTTTGGGTAATGAAGTCAATAATTTTAATGATATTTCAAGCTCTGTTTATACTTATGATTCAAGAGTTTATGATTTAGATCAAGATCCTGGAATAGCTAGTTTTAATGCTTTATCTCAAAAATATATTGGTGAACAGTTTACAAATTCAACAACAAATACTTTATATCAAAATCTAATCTTTCTTAAAAATAAAGCTCGTAATTTTTCGCATTATGTAAAAAATAAATATATAACAAGTGCAACTGTTAATGTTAAAATTGATTCTTGTTTTTATATTGGCGGTAAAGGTGATACGTATGGTAATAATATTAGATTTGTACTTTGCGTTACCAATTTAACAGAAAGGGTAACTAATTATTTTTATTTTCAAGCGTATTTTGTAGCAAAAGGTAATCCTGTAGTAATACCAATTCAAATTAAATTTAATAGAGCAGCTAATTTATCATCTAATCCACCAGAATATTTAATTAATGTATATAGCGTTGAAAAGAGAATAACAGCTTTTGGAGAAAAAAATAGAACAGCTACTAATAATTCTCGTAGTTTTTCAATCGACTCTGTAGTTGAAAAAGTTGATTATGCATTTTCTTACCCTTATTCAGTAGTTTGTCAAAATATAGTCAGTGCAAAACATTTTACAAATATTCCAGTTAGAAGTTTTGATTGCAAATTGTTGAAAGTTAAAGTTCCAAATAATTATGATCCAGATGTTAGAGAGTATGATGGTGACTGGAGTGGCGATTTTAGTAAATTATTAAGATGGACAGATAATCCAGCTTGGATATTATATGATTTAATTACTAATTATAGATATGGATTAGGAAAATTTTCTTTTCAGGAAAGTTTAGCTGATAAATGGAGTATGTATAAAATTGCAAAATATTGCGATGAATTAGTTTCAACAGAAAATGTTTCTAAATATAAACCAGTATTGATAAATAATATATATAGAAATTCAATCAAAGTTCAGTCAAGCTCTTCTGTAGATTTTAAAACTTATTTTCCGATTGGCTCTAAAGTTGATCTTGTAAATTTACCTTTTATAAGTAAAGATGAAGATGGAACATCAAATACTGATTATAAAAGTTTTAGAAAAATAGTGGTTTCTGTAAATCAAACCAGTTCAACTACGGCGACTATTCAATTGATAAATGAATTTGGAATACATAGAATTTGTAGTTTATTTCCTTCTGTAAAAGAATTTTTAAAAACCAATACAAAATACGAAAATAGATATTCTCAATCTTTAAACGCTTTAATTACAGCAGCTTCTTCACCAGCTAACGTTTCTTCTTCAGCTAATGTTGGAAGCGCAAATAATATAGCGTTAACAGAATTTATTTCATATATAAAAACTCAATCTTGTTTTTCTGATGAAGAGTTGAGAACGTATTATGATAATTCAAATATTTCAGGAACAGCCGCTTGTCAGTTCAAGGGATTTTTACCTTTATTAGAGCCAAGATTCAGAGCTAATATTTCTTTAAATAGTGAAACAGATGTTATTAATTTATTAAACAATATAGCGTCTGTTTTTAAGGGTCTTGTTTATTGGTCTAATAATTTTGTTAATTTTGATAACGACAGACCGAAATCTCCATCTTATTTCTTTAATAATTCAAATGTAAAAGATGGTATTTTTCAGTATTCTAGCTCGTCAAAAGATACAAGATATACAGTTGCTAAAATAACTTATTCTGATGAAAATAATAATTTTAAAGACCAAACTGTTTACGTTGAAGATCAGATCAATATAAGAAGATATGGATATGTTGAAAAAGAAATTATTGGCTTTGGGGTAACTTCAAAGTCACAAGCAAAAAGAATAGGTCAATGGTTTTTGGTAACAAATCAAGTTGAGCAAGAATTGGTAAGTTTTACGGCTGGCCCAGAAGCTCTTTTGTTATTACCGGGAAATGTTATATCGATAACGGACGAAATAAAAGTAAGTGGTAGAAGAGGTGGGCGTGTTGTTTCTGTATCTGATCAAGATATAATTTTGGACGATAGATATGATTTTATAGGAATAGATGATACAATTGCGTTCATAATTCCAAATTCTTCTATTTCACCATCAGTTTTAAATAAAGAATCAGAAAGCTCTAAAAATGGAATTTCAGATTCAAGAATAAATGAATTGTCTTCAACTTATATTTATAAATTTAAAGTCGAATCAGTAGGTTTAGATGGAAACTTTAGAACAAAAATAGTTTTAAAAACAAACAATCTAACAGACGAAGAAAAATCTCTTATACAAACAATTGGCGCTTCAACATTATGGGTTTATGATTCTAAAGATGGAAGTTCATTAGCTTACTCAAAAAACTATAGAATAGTGTCTATAAAAGAAAAAGCTCAAACTGAATTTGAAATAGCTGCCGCAGAATACGAAGTAACAAAGTTTAATTTTATTGAAAATAATAAAAATTTGGCTCCTTCTGTTTTATTTTCAAATGAGCAAATTAATAGCACTGATATTGTGCCAACTAATATTTTAGCTAGTTTA